TCTAATTCTAAAGAACCTTTATTCCAGGATATTATACCTTGTTGCATCCAGTTAGGTAGATTTTCATATGCAAGTTGCAATCTGCCAAGTAAATCTCTAGCAGTGGATGCTTTGTTTGCCAGAACAGCAATGTTGACATTATCGTTGAAAACTGCATAGTGTAATAAGTATGATATACAAGTGGTAGATTTACCTGTCTGTCGGGGCATCTTACAGATATTAAATCTATTCTCATGAAACCTTCTAATTAATTTCTCTTGGAAATCGTACATATTAAAAGGAACTAATCCATCATCAAGAGAGACAATTTTTATATACTTTCTAGTAAAATATATGGGATCATCTTTACACTTCAAAAACTCAAGAATAT